CGCAAACCAAGCGCTGACTGCTCAGAACGGTGCGGTTGACCAAGCGCGTTGCGCTGCAATATCCCTGACTACGGTTACAACTGCTCCGTTCAACGTCTACGTCCCACCGGTAACTAAACTCTACGTGGTGACAAACCCCTCGGGCTATACGGCGACTATCTACGCTAGTACAGTCCTTGGCAATACCACAGCAGCAGGTACGGGCGTAGCGATCCCGACAGGCAAATCGGTCCTCTTGCGGTGTGACGGTACTAACGTAGTCGAGCAGATAAACCATTTCACCGGCAACCTGTCTATCGGCGGTACAGCGTCAGCCACTGCGTTCTCTGGTCCTCTGACAGGTAACGTCACCGGCAACGTCACAGGTAATGTGGTGGGCAATCTGACGGGTAATGTGGCAGCGGGCGCTGGGACTATTGCGACAACCAACTTCACCTTTACTGAGGTGGGCGGGGTGCTGTACTTGAAGAATGGTGCGACGGACATCCTGAAGATTGACTCGCTGGGTAATGTGACCGCGTTGGCTAACCTGACTGCTTACGGCACGGTGTAAATATGGCGCTGCCCGCTTCTGGTCCACTGGCGTTTACCAATATCCAGACTGAGTTTGGAGGCACGAATCCGATTGGCTTGAACGAGTACTACCGTGGCGGGCCATTTGTGCCTGTAAGTTCTAACACAACTACCATTCCATCATCCGGCACGATTGCGGCAAACAACTTCTACGGCACGGCCAAACGCGTTGATGTACCGCTGACCATCGGCTCCCCAACATATAACTATGATGTGTATACCCAAGCTTCGGCCAGCCCATCGTATGTTGCGGGCATCTCCGATGTAGCGGTCACCATTTCCCCCGGTGTACAGGTAGGCAGCACTTCCACAGGTACATACGCCATGCTGGTGCCAAGTTCATTTAGTCCCGGCGACACGGTAACCATCACTAATAACGGCACTATTGTCGGCGCGGGGGGTGGCGGTGGCCCTGCTATCTTTGCTGCAAACCCCGGTAACCCCGGCGCTGGTGGCGGCAATGCTTTGTACATCAACCGTCCGACAACCATCCAGAACAACAGCGTCATAGGTGGTGGTGGCGGTGGTGGCGGAGGCGGCGCGGGCACGACGCCCGATAAAGGGCCAAGTGGCTGGGGCGGTGGTGGTGGTGGCGGTGCGGGGTACAACGCTGGTGCTGGAGGTAATGGGCCATATGCAGGCTCGCCCGGTTCATTAAGTTCTGGTGGTAGCGGTACGACAGGTGACTTTGGGGTTGCTGGGGGTCCGGGTGGCGGACAAGGTGCAGGTGGTAGTCCCGGCGGGCCTACAGGCGGCGCAAACCCTAGACCCGGTGGTCCGGGGGGCGGAGCGGGTTTTTACATTATCGGGAACCCATTTGTGACATGGACAGCAACAGGTACAAGAAACGGGCCAGCGGGGTGATATGGACAGAGTAAAAATGAAGATTAACGGGTACGATGAATCCAGCCATTCACTGCTGGTCTCTTTTGCGTCTGACACAACCAAGAGTCAGAACCCGGCGGACTATCCCTCTTATGCGTTTCAACCGCTGACTATGTGGCCTGATGTATCGGATGTGAACGAGTTGAAGAAGCGTCTGGCGGTCTCCGGTATGCACCATGCCCAGATGCAGGAAGCCAAGGAGAAGTTCGTCGCTGATCCACAGCGGGTGAACGCGCTCAAAGCCATGGTAGGCCAGACACAAGAATTCACAGTCAACGAACTAACTATTGTCCCCAACGAAACTCCATTTCAGGTGGTCTGATGAGACGCAAACCCTTCGCTGCCTTTGGCCGGGTGCTCTACGCCAACTACTATGACAAAGGTGATGTGGTTGAGGTGCTCACCCACGCCGACAGTAAGATCGTGTTGTTTTTCAGTGAGGGCAACTTCACGGCGCGGGACAAGCAGACTGGCGAGACGGTGCTGCAATGCGATGCGGGTTGGTTCTCCTACGGCAACCACCAAGACAAACTACTGACCTGTACTGCCAACGAGCCGACAGTATGCTGGTGCTATGACCCAGAGATTAACCAAGGCTATGTGCCGCCCATCAGTACCTTTATGATGAAGCAGGGACAGTCTATGGTCATGGACTCCAATACGAATCTGTTCCTGTGCAGCGGTACGTTGCTGGTCAATGAGCGGCAGTTTATGGGGCCATACCAGCTTGCAGTCAGAACCAACGGGAATAACGTACTTGCAGTGACGGATGTTTATGGGCTGCTATTTAGATGAACCACGCGACGAAGCTGCCGATCAGTATTGATCTGTCCCCTTTCCGGGAAGAGCTTCTTGCGCCGCATCAAAAGTATTATCGTGTGCAGAAGTACGCCCGCAATCTGGACGGCACTTCCATCCCTTATACAGAGACGTTGAGAGTTTTAAATGAAGCAGAATTTGTGGCGCAGTTGCCCGAAGAACTGGTTGCTATTGAGTGGCCCAGTGTGTTCATGCTCGAACTCCCTGCCTTGGATGCGCAAGACCCAGTGCTACCTGCACACGTAGACATTAACAAGACCTGCGGCATCAACGTCTATCTTGACGCCCACGGCGAGACCACTAAGTTTTACCACTGGAGTCGGGACAGCCGTCAGTCCGAATATGTCGAAGAGTTTTGCGCTGACACTGGTGATGTTTGGTTGATGGATACGTCGGTGCCGCACTCGGTGGATATGGTGCCCAATAAGACGCGAAGGTTATTGACGTTCTCGTTTACCAAGATGAAGTATGCGGAGGTGCTCTCATGCTTCGCAACCAGATGATCCGTGACGTAAAGGCGGACAACGGCAGAAGGCTGACGGTATATGACAACGTGCTGGACTTGGAGTACCGCAGTCAGGTTTATAACTTTGCCCAAGAGTCGCTGTTTCAGATAGGTTGGGCAGATGGGTCGATTGTTGAGAACAAGCAGCACAGGTTTTTGCACTCGGTGTATTCGGATCAGGATGTAGATCGGCTGGGTATAGTCAAGCGGCTGGAGCAGACGGTTGTTGGTCAGGAGATGGTGGGGCACAAGCGGACTAAGTGCATCCTTAATCTCTCCACCCCGGCAGATGCTAACTTCGTGCATTCGCACCCAGAAGACAAGGTCATCCTGTACTACGTAAATCTGGAGTGGCGAGATGGCTGGCATGGGGAGACGCTGTTTTTTGACGAGTCCTGTAAAGACATTGTGTACGCAAGTCCGTATACGCCGGGCAGGGTGATTGCGTTTGATGCCAAGATTCCACACACCATCAGGCCGCAGTCGCACTTGGCGTCGTTCTATCGGTTTACCTTGGCGCTTGTGTACACAAAATGCTAGTCGTATTGGATGACGTACTGGATGAGGAGCGGCGGAAAGCGGTGGTTGGCTTCTTCTCCCAGAGCGATGAAGCAAGAGCCATGAAGTGGGAACGCGGTGGCGTGGATAAACTGCGGGGGAATAAGTCCCCCATGGCGCTGCTCTTGAATCAGGCGTCGCGGTTCTTTGACTTGTCGGACATGATAGGCAGTGAGTATTGGGCGCACTACGGCACCCGCCCTGATTGGCACATAGACAAGGACGAAAAGTTGTACCAGATGTCCGGCAACACCGAGTGCCCGATTTGCAGTGTGGTGTACTACGCCGAGGTGGATGTAGAGGGTGGGGATTTTATGACGGAGACGGCGACAGTGAAGCCAGTAACTAACCGAATGATTGTGTTCTCCCCCGGCTTGAGGCACGGGGTGCAGCCTTTCACAGGTACGCGGCTCTCAGTTGCGGTCAATCCGTGGGCAGTAAAACCTTTGGGGTACGTATGATTTTGGCAATACCGCCGCGAGTGAATTATGGTCAGGAGGAGCTTGCCTTCTGGGACGGCTTTCTGACTGAGGATGAGATCAATCTTATCTTGGCCCAACCCGAGTGGGTACAGGCAGAGACTGCTTGTATCGGGGGTGCAGACGGCGCGGTGGTTGACTCACAGGTCAGGGAAACCAAGGTGGGTTGGATCGGCGCTAAACCTGAGATGGAAGCGTTGTGGAATAAGCTGGCAGGGGTGGTGGCTGAGGTAAACCGCCGGTACTTCAAGTATGACCTGACCGGGTTCCACGAGCCAATGCAGCTTGGTATTTACAAGGCCGAGGAGGGCGGGCACTATAGCTGGCATACCGACGCTTGCTCTCAGGATGTGGGGGTGCCGCGTAAACTGTCTGTGGCAATACTGCTGTCGAATCCGTCCGAGTTTGAGGGCGGAGAATTTCAGGTTAAAACCACAGGGGATGAGGCGAAAACACTGGAGGTAAAGCGTGGCAGGGCGTGGTTCTTTCCGTCCTACACGTTGCATCGGGTAGCCCCAGTAACCAAGGGCGTGCGTCGGTCGTTGGTGTTATGGGTCGGTGGCCCACCGTTTAAATAGGTCAACTATGCCATTACAGAAACTACAATTCAGGCCCGGTGTAAACCGCGAAGGAACTTCGTTATCCAACGAAGGCGGCTGGTTTGACTGCGACAAGATTCGTTTTCGCTCTGGCTACCCTGAGAAGATCGGCGGCTGGGCTGCACTGTCTTACAACACCTTTGTGGGCGTGTGCCGGTCTCTGTGGAATTGGGTGACGTTGAAGCAGTACAACCTGTTGGGTGTAGGCACGAACCTGAAGTTCTATGTAGAAGACGGCGGCGAGTACTACGACATCACGCCCCTGCGGGAAACTAATACAAACCCAGCGGGTGAAATTACGTTGGATATAACCAGCGGCTCGAATATATTAACCATCACTGACACGGGCGCAGATTCTTTGCAAGCAGAAGATTTTGTCACGCTGGCTGGCGCTACAGATTTGGGTACGGTTACAACTAATGTCACCGCTGCGGTATTAAATCAAGAGTTTCAGATTCTGTCGGTTATCTCCGGCACCCAGTACACAGTGCAGTTGTCGGTTACAGCCAATGAGACAGCGTCGGACTCCACGATGACGGGTTTAACTATTGCCTATCAGATCAACACGGGCTTGCCTATCTACACGATTGGTACTGGCTGGGGCACAGGCCCTTGGAGCCGCTTGGGTTGGGGTTCAGGCTTTACCACCGGGTTTGGTTTGCAGTTACGTCTGTGGAGTCAAGCTAACTTTGGTGAGCGACTTTTGTTCTCTCCTCGTGGTGGCGCTATGTATTTGTGGGACCCCGGTTCAGGCGCAACGCCTGCATACGGTACTCGCGGCACACTAATTTCCGGCACCGACGTGCCTTCCAAGATCAACTTGATTATGGTGTCGGACACCTCCCGCATCGTGATTTGCTTTGGGTGCAATGACTACGGCGCATACGACACCACACCACAAGACCCGTTACTTATTCGTTGGTCAGAACAAGAAAGCTATACAGGCTGGACTCCAGCAGCCACAAACCAAGCGGGTAGCTACCGCCTCTCTCACGGCTCAGAAATTGTCGCTGCGCTTCAGACTCGTCAAGAAATCGTGGTGTGGACTGATGCGTCCATCTACTCTATGCAGTACCTTGGCCCACCGTTTGTATATGGCTTCACACTCTTGGCCGACAATATCTCAATCGTCTCCCCCAACGCGATGGCTACTGCTGCCGGTGTGGTGTACTGGATGGGCGTGGACAAGTTCTATATCTACTCAGGTCGAGTGGAAACCTTACCTTGCTCGGTACGTCAGTTTGTCTTTAATGATATTAACCGGGATCAAGAGGCGCAGTTCAACGCTGGCACCAACGAGGGTTTCTCGGAAATCTGGTGGAACTATTGCTCCAAGAACTCGACTGTCGTGGATCGCTACGTCATCTTTAATTATCTGGATCGCGTCTGGTACTACGGCACGTTGGATCGTACAGCTTGGCTGGACTCCCCGCTGCGCCAATTCCCGATGGCTGCAACCTCTGGAAATATTGTGGTGTTTCACGAAGCGGCGGTGGATGATGGCAGTACTAACCCACCAAGCCCGATCAACTCGTACATCCAGTCGTCGGACTTCGATATTGGTGACGGCCACAATTACGGTTATGTGTGGCGCATGATCCCGGATATTACGTTTGACGGCTCAGATACTTCAGGCTCAACATCGGACACGCCGTTTGTGCAGTTTACAGTGCGTCCCAAACAAAACCCCGGCTCAAACTACGGCGCAGCTTTGTCTCCTACGGTAACGTCAACTCAGAGCTATGCGGGGCAGACGACCTACAACGTGCAGCAGTTCACCGAGATTGTCTACAGTCGGGTGCGTGGTCGTCAGATGGCGTTCAAGATTGAGTCCAACAGTGTTGGTACACAGTGGCAGTTAGGTGTACCCCGTATTGATGTGCGACCTGATGGTAGAAACTAATGTCCGGCAGAGATAAACTCGACTTTACCAAAGCGCCCGCAATCCCTTTTGCGCCGGTTCAATACGACCGGGGAGCGGTGGACACAACACACAACATCCTGCGTCAGTACTTCAATACGCTGGACAACGTCACGGGGCAGTTACTATCCAACGGCGGTGGGCGGTTTTTGACTTTCCCCCACATTTCCGCACGAGATGAAACAGACCAATACGCAACGGCTACGGACACCGCCACTAAAGTGCTTTGGGATACCTTGGAGTCGGGCCTCGACTTTACGTTGAACCCAAACAGCACAGCCACCCCAAACGATACTGGGGTGTACAAGATTGACTATAGTTTGCAATGTTTTAATACTGCCACTCAGATTCATGAAGTTTATGTTTGGCTTGAAGTAGATGGCGTCAATGTGCCGGGGTCAGGCAGTGTATTTTCTGTGCCTAGTAGTCATGGCGGTATAGACGGGGCGCTCGTTGCCTACTCTAGCGTTACTTTTACGGTAACAGGCGGGGATGATGTGGCGCTGTACTGGGCTACTAATTTAGCTGCAACTTCCGGAGGTGGCACCGGGGTGTACTTACACGCCTCACCTGCACAGGTCAGCCCCTTCGCTATGCCCAGTATCCCGTCGGCCATTGGGTCGATTGTGTTTGTAAGCGGGGTAGTGTGATGTTAAACTTTGACAAATTTTTCAGGATGAGGTAGCGATGAGCCTCCACGACTTAGCCAACCAAGTACAGAGCGCCGGGCGTAACGATGACAAAGTCCTCGTCCATATGACCCCAAAAGAAGTTGGCGGCTTGCAGTCGCTGGCTATGGCGCATGGTGGCTCCCTTACGATTAACCCAGAGACTGGCCTGCCTGAAGCGGGCTTTTTGTCTTCCATCCTGCCGATGATTGCTGGTTTTGCATTAGGCCCTGCTGGTTTTGCGCTTATGTCCGCCCCAATGGCGGGTTTGGCTGTGGGTGCGGCTACAGGTCTGGCAACAGGTAGTTTGAAACAAGGTCTGATGGCAGGTCTTGGTGCTTATGGTGGCGCTGGCTTGGGTCAGGGTTTGATGGCCCAGGGCGCACAAGGTACGGCGGGTGCGGCGGCAAGCTCAATTGATGATGTTGCTTTGGCTAGTAAAAACGCTGCGGCTAATTCGCAGATTGGTGCCGGGTATGGTGGTATACAACCTCAGACAACACCGCTTTTTGGTCAGCCAACCGTGGGCGCGGCAACTACACCCAACATGGGGCTCTCCGCGTATACCCCACCAGCACCGGTCGCGACCCCTACCTACGCGCAGACTCAAGCCAACATGCTGAAGTCTCCAATGTTCCAAGCAACACCTCCGACCCCGTCGGTAACAACGCCCTTAGACGCTGCTGGTAGAAGGTCCATCACACTTACAGATACTCCTATCCGTGAGGCGTATGGACCACTCAACCCACCTCCTGCTCCGGTAATGCCCCAAGGGGCAACGGGGTATGTGTTTGATCCTGTTAAAGGTGGGTACAACTATTACGGCCCCGGCGGTAACCCTGTAATGCCTCCATCCGCTGCTTCTGGGTCTGTACCAATAGAAACACGTATCCCAACACCGTTAAACCCGGTCGTTAGGTCTGAAATACTTCCCGGCGACCCAGCATTAGCCCAACCCCAATCAATTACAGGTCCGTTCAGAGACCGTATGTCTCAGGTAGGTCGTGGGCTTGAGGCTTCTACCACAAGCTTTGAAGGTCTCAAAGGTTTATATACCGCCATGCCTCAAGGATCGGTTATTGCTTCGGGCATAACTTTAGCTGACGCCATGAAGCCTAAGCCAATTGATGTTAAAAAAGATAAGTCATTGGTTCGCCCATATGACTTTGACTATGGCGCAACGGGTGCTGCTGCGGAACCGTACTCTGGTAGCGGAGAGCGTTTGTATTTCAACCCAACGTTTACCGCCCGTACACCGTATGAAGCACCGGGGCCAGAGTATGCGGCTAATGGTGGGTTGATGGGGTATCAGGCTGGTGGACAAATTGAACGGATGGCAGCGCAAAACGCAGTAGGGGTTAATACTGGCTACCCTATGGCGTCTCTGCAAACACCGATGTACTCTAACCCAGAGACACAGCGCCCCGAAGCTACGAACGTTATCGCACCAAGCGCCGATGTTGGGGTAGGTGCCTACTCAGGAGAGCCTCGTTTTGCTCGTGGTGGCATTTCTGATCTTGGTGATTACTCTGATGGTGGGCGTTTGTTGAAAGGACCCGGTGATGGAGTTTCTGATTCTATTCCTGCTTCTATTGGTAATCGCCAGCCCGCTCGTCTTGCTGATGGTGAGTTTGTCGTTCCTGCACGAATTGTCTCTGAAATTGGAAACGGGTCAACCGAAGCAGGTGCCCGTAAGCTCTACGCGATGATGGATCGTGTGCAGAAAGCTCGTCGCAAGACTGTGGGTAAAGGTCAAGTGGCCCGTAACACCAAGGCAGAGAAGCTTTTACCCGCATGAGTTATACCTTCCATCTCGGCAGGTTTAAAGAAACATACGAAGAGCTTGAACCTTTGTATCGCCAGCACTACGCGGAGATGACGGAAAGGCTTGAGGCAGATGGCATACCATGCTCACCATATAACCCACGGTTGGATGAGTATATAAAAGCCGGAGATGGTGGGTGGTTGCTAACGTTTATTTTGCGGCATGAAGGAAGCGCGGTCGGATACAGCAACGTGTATCTTACCAACGACATGCACAACGGAGATTTAATCGCGCAAGAAGATACGATTTTTGTGCTTAAAGAACACCGGAATGGTGTTGGTAAGAAGTTGGTAAAAGTTATTCTGGAAGAGTTAAAAGAGCGCGGTGTAAAACGAGTGTCAGTCGCTGCGCTAACTGATTTGAGGGTCGCCAAACTTTGGAAGCGAATGGGCTTTAAAGAGGCGGCAATTCAAATGATATATACATTCTGAGGTTATTATGTGCGCACCGTCCGCCCCACCAGCACCAACTAGTCAAAACGTTACCCAAACGTCGATCCCAGAGTACGCAAGACCGTACGTTGAAAAAACGCTTGGTAAGACTGAAGCACTGTCTGAGACGCCGTACCAACCCTATCAAGGGGAGCGGATTGCTGGGTTTACCCCATTGCAGCAACAGTCTCAACAGGCGGTTGCAAATCTTCAGCCAGCACAACAACTTGGTATGGCTACCCAGATGGGCGGCATTGCGGGCTTGGGTGCGTTAGGTGCCGGGCAGCAATATCAGCAGATGGCGACAAACCCAGCCGCGATGCAGGCATATATGTCACCGTATATACAAAATGCTCTTGATCCGCAGATGCGTGAAGCCGCACGACAGTCTGAAATATTGGGGCAGCAAAACCAAGCAAGAGCTGTGCAGCAAGGCGCTTTTGGTGGGTCTCGGTCAGCGATTGTAGAAGCGGAGCGTCAGCGTAATCTTGGGCAACAGCAGGCGGATATCTACGGCAGAGGTATGCAGTCAGCCTTTGAGCAGGCGCGTCAGGCCCAACAGTTTGGCTCGACCCTTGGGTTGCAGGGGCTTCAGACCGCAGGGCAGATGGCAAGTACTCTGGGCCAACTGGGGCAAACAGAGTTTGGTCAGCAGAAAGATATTATCCAAGGGCAGGCTGCGGCAGGTGCCCAACAACAAGGGTTGGAGCAAAAGCGTCTGGAACAACAGTATGCGGATTTTGCAGCACAGCGCCAGTACCCGTATCAGCAGTTGGCATTCATGTCGGACATGCTGCGCGGTCTTCCGCTGTCACAGTATTCCCAGACCATGTACCAGCAACCAACATCCCCCCTTGCCACCGCTGCTGGTTTAGGTATGACGTATGCCGGTGCGCAGAAGGCTGGGTATTTTGCTGATGGTGGCCTGACTGATTTGGCCCTGTACAACATGAGCAAGGATGAATCATGATCCCCGGAATCCAAGAAATCAAAGCACTTGCAATTAAGTACAGCAAGAAGCAGTTAGCTAATATGGCCCAGACGGGCTTGATCGACCCACAAAAAGCTGTGATGGCTGGGATGATGCGCGACCGCATCGCCAAAGAAGATATGCAGCCGCCAAGCACTACCGTGGCGCAGGACGTGTTGGGTATGGGTCCACAGGCACAGCCGCAAATGGGTATGCAGCCTCAGATGGGTCAGCCCCAAGGCCAACCACAACCGCAAATGGGTGCGCCTATGGGACAACCTCCCGTCATGGCTGCATCAGGTGGTCTGACTGACCTGCCCGTGGCTGTGCAAGACTACGCTGGTGGTGGCATCGTTGCGTTTGCAGATCGTGGGTTGGTTGAAGAAGAAACTATATACGACCCGGTGACCGGCGCTATAATTTCTGGCCCCTCCCCAGTTCCATACCGACGCACAGTACGCCCCGGTACAGTCTATGAGCCTAGCCTGATTCAGGATATTTTTTCTGGTCGCCCTGTGGTAGAGACTCCAGCGGTAAACGCAACCGCACCAACTACCCCATCCACTCAAGCAGAAGTACGCCGAGTGGACAATGCATTACCGCCTCCAGCACTTGAACGACGTACAGGCGCAAACACACGCGCCCCCGGTGCGCAAGGTCCCGGCACTTCTACGCCGTCCGCGCCTACTGGCAAATCCATGATATTAGAAGCCCCAACGTTTAAACCGTACGACATGAACGCGGTTAAACTCAAAGGCGCTACTCTGGACGAGCCAAGGGTCGACGAAATTAAAGATATCCGTGCCGTCCGTCGCGCTGCGGAAAAGGAAGAAGGTGTCGATCCTGAGTTGTACGACAAGATGATCAAAGGCGTTGAAGAGAAGAAGGGCAAGCTAGAAGGCAGAAAAGGCGAAGCTGCTGGGCAAGCTCTGATGATGGCTGGCCTTGGTTTGATCGGTGCCCGCCGTGGGCAAGAGTTCCAAGCTTTGGGTGCTTCAGGTCAAAAAGCTCTTGCTGCTTACAAAGACGATATGAAAGACCTTCGTAACGCTTCTGAGAAGTATGATGAGCGTATGGAGGCACTGCGCCTTGCTGACCAACAAGCCAAGAAAACCAACAGTGCTGCGGATATTAGCAAACGTGAGGCACAAGAAGCTCGTGCGCAGGCTGCTAAGTTAGAAATGTTTAAAGCTGAAAACGAACTTGCAAAAACTGGGGCGCAAGTTAGCGCAACCGTCCATGCTACGGAAAGCAAACGTGGCGTGGATCTGTACCAAACAAAGCAATCTGCAACCACCGCACAAGAACAGCTTAAAATGGAGAAATATAAGGCGGACCTTTCTGCTCGTGTTCAAGGTGCGTATACAAACGCTGTGCGGCAGGGGCAACTTGACGAACGCCGTGCCCGTACGCTGATTGACGCTGCTGACTCGTTCATCAAAAATAATGTCAACACCCCAGCATATTCGAATAAACCACTGCTTCTACAACAGGACGCGATAGCATTCGCAAATAGCTTAGCAAGGCAATTTATGCCCGGTACTTCGGCGGCGCAGAATGCCCCATCGGGCAAGCTTCAAAAAGGACCTGATGGCACTATGAACTACGTACCTACACCATAAGGACAGGTATGCCTAGCGTAAACGTCCCCGGCGTTGGTATTGTCAACTTCCCGGACAATATGTCCCAACAGGATATTATTGCAGCAATCGAGCGCGATATCCTCCCACAGGCGCAACCTGCACCTCCTGCACCTCAGCCCAAGACAGGTTTTTTTGCAGGGCTTCGTGGTGGGTTTGAGAGCCTCAAAGGT